GGACGAGTCCGAGGAAGGCGAGTCCAAGGAGGCCGCCGAGGAGAAGGCGGAGGACGAGGACGAGTCCGAGGAAGGCGAGTCCAAGGAGGCCGCCGAGAAGAAGGCGGAGGACGAGGACGACGATGACGACGGCGACGACGAGGGCGAGGGCGACTCCAAGGAGGCGTCCGCAGAGCCCGCCGGCATGGACATCGAGCTCGGGCCCGCCGCTTCCGGCGAGGAGCCCGAGGCTGACGAGCGTCTCGCCAGCCTGTTCGACGACGACATCCCCGAGGAACTCCCGGAACCTGGCGCCGGCCAGCGGGAGGCGTCCGAGAAGAAGGGTGTCAAGACTCTTGGTGGCCAGCCCCGCGTCGCCGGCAACGGCGGCGAGTCGCAGGACATCAGCTCCATCTGGGACGACGCCCCGGACGTGAGCGAGGTATTCCGGTAAGCCCAAACAAAGAAGGAGGGCATAACTAATGGCTCTGACGATTCTCATCAGGACCCAGCTGAACAGCATCCCCGTGCTCAGCGACGCGTGCTTCACGAAGCAGAACTACGGGGTCAACACGAACACGACCTTGTCGGTCAACACGCCCCGCGGCGTGCTCGGCGGCTCGGTCGCGGGGTGCTCCCCGGGACTGGACTACACGGCGGTCCCCTGCACCGACGAGCTGCCGCCCATCGGGCTTTTCGTGAACGACGCCGCCGGCGCCGCTTTCGAGAACTCGCCCGCCGTGGCGTCCGGCAAGGTCGCGGTCATCAAGGGGCAGGCCTCCGTCGAGGTCGACGTCTACGAGACCAAGAACGCCCTTGGCACGGCGGACCTGACCTACGCGGTCGGCAACAAGCTCTACTGCTCCGCCCAGGGGCTGCTGACCAACGAGGTCAGCACGGACGGCACGGTGATTGGTCTCGTGACCAAGGCGCCCTCTGTCTCCAGCCCGACCATCGGCCTGGACGAGCGCATCTAACCACTCAAGGAAGGAGGGCATCCTAAATGGCTCTTGACAACCAGACCAAGTACGAACTCATCTCCCAGCACATCAGGACGGCGGCCGGCCGCCAGCGCCTGGCTGCGAGCATGATTCAGCCGCTGCGCCGCCGCCGCGACTACACGTCCGTCGGCCGGAAGGCGTTCTTCGTGGAGGCGCTGCCGGACGGCGCGCTGCCCGTCTACGACAAGGACCCGACCATCACGGCCTACGTGGTGGGCGAGGAGGGCGAGAACATCGTCGCCGTGGCCAAGCCCAAGCGCGTCCTGTTCCCGCTCTTCGAGATCGCGTCGAACCCGGAAATCCAGCTCACCGAGATCAAGCAGCGTCGCTACGACCTGATTGAGCGCTCCGTCGACCTCGGCAAGTCCGAGATTCAGGCGGAGGAGGACCGCAAGGTCTTCGCGGTGATGGACGCCCTGGCGGCCGACCCGACGAACCCGAACCCCGCAATCCCGGTCACGGGCAACCTGACCGCCAACGCCCTGGCAGACGCGTTCGCCGCCATCGAGCGGTCGGACATCCGCGTCGCCACGGTCTTCCTCAACGCCAAGGACTACGCGGACCTGCGCAAGTGGGACCGCGACACCCTCGACATCGAGACGCAGGCCATCCTGCTGAAGACCGGCCTCATGGCCACCCTGTGGGGCGCCAAGCTCATCGTCAGCCGCATCGTCCCGGAAGGCACGGTGTACTGCTGCGGCGAGGCCGAGTTCTTCGGCCGCATCCCGGTGCGCACGGAACTGACGGTCCTGTCCGCGGACGACCCGAAGAACCGCCTCATCGGCTTCTCCATGTTCGAGCAGATCGGCATCGGGGCCTACAATCCGTTCGCATTGCAGGTACTCGAAATTACGAGAGTCTGAGGTAACGGCGGTATAAAAGCCGCCTAAATCCAACGACTTGCGTAATGCGCAGTCTAAGCCCCCGGACTTTCATCCGGGGGCTTTTCTTTTGCATTACAGGTGTTCGTAATTACTAAATCTGGAAACAACACTTGTATAAGCTCGCTTCTGGCGTATGGTTGTATGGAAAGGAGGTGCGTGATGCCAGAAGGAGTTGACTTTGTTCGATGCAGAGTGTGCGGGCTTGAGTCAAGGACTCTTGCCCGTCATATCGGAATGCACGGAATGACTGCTGACGAATATAAGGGGAAGTTCCCGGATGCGTCCTTGGTTTGTCTGGACATGCGTGAGTCCCGGATAGCCAAGTTGAAGTCAAAGCCCAAGAAAGGGGAGAGACTGACTTGTAGTCATTGCGGGGTGTCGTTCAACAACCGTCGTTCAAGGTGGGCTCACGAGAAGGAGTGTGAGTCTTTCGCGGCTGGGAGCGAAGGGGATGATTTCGTTACATGCAAGGAATGCGGGTTTCGTGCCACTGCTTTGAATACTCACATCTCACGCTTGCACGGGATGTCCGTAGAACAGTATCGGGAGAAGTATCCGGGAGCAGAAATGGTGGCGAAGTCCACGGTGGAAAAGCAGGCGGCTTCCAATAAGGCGAAGGGTGGCTATAAACCAATCAGCGAGAAGCGTGGAGCCCAGCAGTGTCGATGCGGGGAATGGTTCCAGCCCGAGACTGCCAAGGCTCACCGTCAACAATGTGTCGAGGCGCATCCTGAACTTTACGAGGAAGGCAAGGACTTCGTTCGGTGCCCGGAGTGTCAGGTTCCGATGTTGAGATTGGGGCGTCATCTTCGTTCATCGCATGGGTGGGATGACGACAAGATGGCCGTGGAGAGGGGACGCGGGTTGAGATTGTCGGCTTCTGTGGTGACGGAGCGCCGTTTGTCGAAGCAGGACATGGAGGCGACCAAGGCGAAGCGTGAGGCGACGAATCTGGAGAGGTATGGGGTGGCGAACGCCGGGGCGACGGATGATGCCCGGAAGAAGGCTGTGAGGACGAGCAGGCGTCGTTATGGGCGTGACCATGCGATGCAGACGGAGGAGGTTCGTATCCGGCAGTATGAGGCGGCCCAGTGTGCGCCGTCGAGGCTGGAGGCGGTGTTTGACGGCTTGACTCCGTCGAACGTTGTCTTCACTGGGTATGGCGGAAGATTCGTCAGGTGCCGGAAGCCGGTCAGGAAGTTTGGTCGTGAGTTCCGGGACTTGAACCCTGACTTCATGGTGTTCCCCGACAACGTGCTTGAGTCGGCGTTGGCGAGGTCTGCGGCGCATGAGAAGCTGGACCGGGGAAAGCATCGGACCCGGTACGTGGTGGAGTTGCTTGGCGACTACTACCACAGCGAGCAGGTTATCGGGGTTCCTGCCGAGGCGCACGAGAAGGAGGTTCGGGAGGCGTATAATAGTGCGGGCATCGAGTGCTTGACGCTTTGGGAGCGTGACGTTCTTGAGCGTTGGGATTCGGTGGGTCCGATGGTTCTGGCGTGGCTGGAACGGGCCATCGAGGATATGAACGAGAAACCGGTGTGGAGGAAGCGATGCTGAAGCATACTTGGGGTAAGCCAGAAGGGCCGAATGAGACTGCCGAAAAGCGGAGGGTGGTCTCGGGAATGATTGCTGATTGGTTTGCCGAGTTCCAGAAGCGGGAGGAGGTTCTGGTGCGTATCGTTCTCGATACGGAGGAGTATGCGGCTCTTCGTTTGGCGATGGAGGATGAGTTCAAGTCATCTTCGGCGGCTGAACTGGTTTCGGCAGTAAAGGAGAGGAGTGGCGAAGCGCCGTTGAAGATGGGTAGCCTGTGGACGGCGGAGGTTTTCGTGAGCCGACATCGCAAGGATGCCATTGAACTTCTGGGTGACTTGGGCACGAACGCGCAGAAACTCGTTCCAACAGATTGACCCTTCGCCTTGCAGGTGCTTGAAATCACGAGAGTCTGACGCGGCGCAAGCCGAGACCGACATATCAACCCCCCCGCCCGGTGAAAGCCGGGACGGGGGTTTTTCATGTCCGGACGTAGGTGTAGCGACCAGGTAGTGGGACGTTCAGCGAGTGTGTTGGCCTTGTTTGAATGGCAGGGTCGCTGACACGTCTTGCTTGAATAGCGGCGGCGGACTATAGTGTGTATTGGCAACGGAGGACTTGAAGATGAGTGGACTGGAGGACTTCAGGGGCCACGTGTGGCTCGACGGCGCGGAGAAGCGGTACCGGATGATCCAGTTGGCGGCCGAGCTCTGCGACGGGCAAATCGACCCCGAGATGGTCGAGGTGCTGGAGCGCTTCAACGCGGTGGCGTGGCTCTGCACGACGCAGTGCTGCTCCGGGCACGGCGGCGAGAAGAAGCCCCACGTGGACCTGCGCACGGCCCTGGGCTTCGACGAGCTGTGGGGCCGGTCGTGCGCCTGGATTGAGCGCCACGGGGCCACGCTGACCGTCTGCGGGTCCGAGATGGGGATGCCCCGGTTCTGCTTCTGGCTGCCGGAGATGCCGATTCGCGAGGCGGTCGCCGCCTTCAAGGAGCTGGCGCGCCTTCTTGGCCCGTGAGCCCGCGGTTGGCGTTTTTTCGGGAAAATTTGGTGGAGAGGGCCTACGCCGAGCTGCTGCGCAGGCGCTTCACCAGGGCGAGCAGCAGGGCCGTTCAGGTGGCGTGCCGCAGGGTGTGGCGCGCGAACGGCATTGACCTGAAGCTCATTTGACATTATTTTTTGATAATGCGTCCATAGGTGGTCGTTGTTTGAAAAACGAACGAGGTTGTGGAAATGACGAAGAGACTGGTCACAATTCTGGCCGCGCTCGCCCTGGTGGCGTTCGTGGGCTGCAAGAAGGAAGAGGCCGAGAAGCCGGCCGAGAAGCCGGTTGAGAAGCCGGCCGCAGAGGCGCCCGCAGAGGCGCCCGCAGAGGCGCCCGAGGCGCCCGAGGCCCCCGAGGCCCCCGAGGAGCCGGCCCCCGCGCCCGAGTAGGGGCGGGTTCTCGCCTGTTGGGCCCTCAGGCGTATAGTGGTGAAATGACGGACCAGGAGGCCCGAGGTGCCCAAGAAGCCCCGGAGGCGAAAGGAGCAGAAGAGGACCAGGCGCAGGAGGCGGCTCGACAAGGAGCGCAACCTGCGCGCCAACAGGGCCAGGTTCCGGTACCGCCTCGACGTGATGTGGGAAGGCGAGTGGAGGACCGCCAAGCGCTTCAGGACCGCCGCCGAGGCGCAGGCGCACCTCGACGAGACCGAGGCAATCCGCAGGCGAGGCGACACGGAAATCGTCGAGGGCCGCGTCGTCGACCTGAACAGCCTTTCAGGAAAGGTGGTGGCCAGGGTCATGCCGTTCCATCTGGAGGTCGGGCCGTCCATGGAGGAGGCCCGGGAGGCTGTCGAGGGCGCCGGGCAGGCGCTTCCGGGAGTGGGTCGAGAAAATTTCAACGCTCCGGTGGGAATTTCGGAGCGGCCCGCGGTAGGTGGGCGCGAAAACGAGAATGCCGCCGGGAGCGGCGGCGAGGGCTCTTTGACAATCGAATAGCAGAAGGCATCCCTGGGCTGGGCCGTCGGCCTGAGTGCAACGAAGCCCCGGCCCATGGATAGAGGACGCGCCTAGCGTTGAGCCAAAGCCGCCGAGCATCCCGTCTGGTACGGGTTGGCCGATGTGAGTCCAGTAAGGCGGTGATACGGCAAGAAGCGTGGAGCGGAACCAGCAGAACGTCGTGCCTTAATACCAGTGCAAAGGGCAGCCCTTGAGGCGGCACGGAGAGTATGTGGCTGGCGACGAGCCTCCGAACGATTGGGTCCGGCTGGTGGAGACAGAGGCGACGACCCAGCTCAGGGATGCCGGACGGAAGTTTCACTTCCGAACTTCGCTTCGGGAGTGGGATGACTGGGGGCGACACGGCTTCGACTGGGCAAGTTGATGGCCGACGGTCGCACGCCGAGGTTGGTCAGCTGGCCTCGTAAAAAGCTGACTGAAACATATCTGCCAAAGATATTGTCGAATTCCCCGGGCTTCAGGCCCGGGCCGCCTAGACAGGCGGCGTCTTAGCCGACCAGGGTGCCCGCGCCCCGGACAGACGATTGGTAAAGACCGCGTTGGCGGAACGGGCTAAGCAACGGGCCCCGCTCGGGCCCCGCGACGAAAACCCCAGAGCACGCCCCTTCCAGGCGGCCTGTTTGCAGGCCGGGGATGAGAAGAACCGCCTGGTGCGGCCCGTGCCGGCAAAAGAAAGTAGGCGCTAAGCGTGTAGAAGCCCAGGCCGGTTTGTTCAGGACGCGGGTTCGACTCCCGCCGCCTCCACCATTCATAAAGTATTGCCTTGCAACTACTTGTGATTTTACTTGACATCTCTGAAGGCGGGTGCTATATTGCCTGTAAAAGGAGATGTTTCATGGAGTACGCGAGTATAAGGCAGATGCAAGATGCTGAGGCCGCGTACGTTGCGGGCATCATTGACGGAGAAGGAACGATTACGCTGGTAAAGAAGCGCCGTACAGAGCGATTCAAGAGTATCCAGATAAGCGTGTCTTCGACTTCGTACAGTCTGGTGCGTATCTTGCAGGACATGACGGGACTTGGTAGCGTCAGTCAGAAGCGGAAGGCAAAGGAGCATCATCGACAGTCTTATGCGTGGAGCATCCATGGTAATCAGCAAGCATTAGCTTTCCTGCGGGCGGTGCTCCCCTTCTTGCGAGAGGAGTCCAAGTGGAAGCGAGCGAAGAAGTTGCTGGCGGAGTGGAATTCAGTAACCAAGAGGAATGGCAAGTACAACGATAAAGATTTGAAGGCGAAGGAGAAGTTTGAGCGAGAGTTTTTCTTGATTTAACTCCCGCCGCCTCCACCAAGCGCGTTCAAGATTTCCCATCCCCCCGGGGCGGGGGACGACGGGCTAAGCCCGGTCCCCCGCTTATTATCTTCTGACGGCGGCCCATCTCCCTCCTACGGGGCCGCCGACAGCCTCCTGGGGGCGGCCGCCTCCAACTTAAAGGCCGCCCCTTTTAATTTTCGTTTGGAATGCGCCCCTTGCGGCGTATAGTGTGAATGACCATTGTTGCGGGATAGAGCAGAGGTTAGCTCGCTAGGCTCATAACCTGGAGGTCGGAGGTTCGATTCCTCCTCCCGCTACCAGCGCGCCGGGGCTTCCCATCCACCCTGGCGCGTTCACAACATCCCCCGAAGGCGCCTGGCCGGCCAATTAGGCCGGCCAGGTTTCGGAGGGGACTGGAACGCGACAACATTCCCCGACAACAGCGGGCCGGACATCATGGCCGGCCCGTTTCCCGAGCTCCTGCCCGGACAGGGCTGGCACCGAAATCAGGACCGGCCGCAGGTTCGACTCCTGCCGGGAGCACCAGCTTTGGCGGCGCAAGGAATCACACATCCCCCGAGCGAAGGTCGGTTCATTTAGGGCCGGCCTTTTTTTTTGAAAATGCGCGAAACAATTCCGGATGAAAAGCGTATAGTGTAGCGAGTGTTCCGCCCGCGAGCATGGCACGCTTCAGCACAGGGCTACTTCAGGTGACAAGAAGCAGCCGCGAGGCGACCGGCAGGGCGAGCGAGAAAGGACGCGAGTCACGAACCATTTTCCCTTTGTGACCGTCGGTGTCCGCGGGCCGGACCTCGGTGACGGACGAGACCGTCTCGGGAGCCCTGTCGCAAGCTGAGCGGCTTTAAGGAGACAGCTATGAGCTGGCGCTGCACGAGAGCCTGGTACAGGTGCCATCGAGGATGGTACTGGTACGGATGATTTCCTATCTCGACGATGTCGCCCGGGACGTCCGTGTTGGCCTTGTTTGAATAGCAGGGTCGTTGACACCTGATTGCAGAGTGGTGGAATGGATGGCGAAAGCCTAACCACACTGGCCTCATAAGCCGGAGATTGCTGGTTCGACTCCAGTCTCTGCAACCAAGAAGCGGACGCGGGCAAACCCGTGATGTTGTCAGAGCATCGGAGTGACTGCTGCTAAGCGACAAATCTGACTGAGCAGTCTCCCGTCTTGCTTCTTGTTTTCAATCTGCCAGGTGGCAGGCGTTAATTGGTGGCCGACGTGATGAGCCACGCTTCAACTCCCTTAGAGGAGGGTAACATCATGACCCTGAAGTCCCGCATGCGCAACGCCGCCAAGCGGCAGAACCTTCCGTCCAGCTCCCCGAACGCGACGATGAACCGCGCCGGCGGCGCCGCGTTTGAAATCAGCGATCCGGCGACCAGGCTCATCACCATGACCGGCGGCAGCTTCTTCGCGGAGCCGCGCTACTACGAGGGCACCCTCGCGGCCCAGCGCGTGACCGCCGGCAAGGACGCCCCGGTCAAGGAGAGGTTCGACCAGCTTGAGCAGCGCGTCCGGGTCAACCGGGACAACCTGAGCAGGCTCCAGGTGGACGAGGCGACCAAGGAGATTCTGCGCACCGCCGAGGGCATCGCCGGCGGCCCGGACCCCGAGGACCTGCTCGTCATCGCCCGCTGGCTGCGGCACGAGATGAACATCAGGGCGACCCCGCAGGCGCTGCTGGTCGTGGCGTCGCGCTTCGACGCCACCAAGCCGTTCGTGCGGCGCTACGCGCCGGTCATCGCCGTGCGTCCGGACGAGGTCAAGACCTGTTTGCTGATGCACCGGTTCTTCTTCGGCATGAAGACCATCAAGAACTGCCTGGCCCAGGGCCTTTCGGACGCGATGTCGAAGTTCCGCGAGCGCGCGCTCCTGAAGTACGACTCGCCGGGCTGGCCCACCTGGAAGGACATCCTCCAGGTCCTGCCGCGCGGCCCCGGCCGGCCGCTGGCCAAGCCGCTGGCCGATTACTTCCTCAAGGGGGAGGTGGTCGACCCGCAGGCGACCCCGGTCGTGGCGGCCCGCAAGGAGCTGGCGAGGCTGGGGGCCTTCGATTCGAAGGCGCGCGAGCTGGCGCTCAAGTCGATGGTGAACTGGGAGGTCCTGCTTTCCCAGTTCGGCGACGACAAGAAGTCGGTCTGGGAGTTCCTGCTGGCCGAGAACCTGGTGGGCTACATGGCCCTCATCAGGAACCTCAGGAACATGCTCCAGGCCGGCGTCGGCGAGAAGGCCGTCGCGGCTGCGTCCGCCAAGATTGCCGACCGCGACGAGGTCCTGCGCTCCAAGCAGCTGCCGTTCCGGTTCCTGTCGGCGTACAACGCGCTGGCCGGCGCCGGCGGCGTCGCCGACGAGTCCGACATGAGCGAGCTGCTGGCAGCGGTGAAGCTGGCGTCCAACGTGGCCGCGGAGAACATCCGCGTCCCGGGCGTGACCGCAATCTTCGCGGACGGCTCCGGCTCGATGACCACGACCAACGTGTCGGAGAAGTCGACCGTCAGCTGCGCGCAGGCCGCCGGCGTCATGGCCGGAATCGCGGCGAAGTCGGGCGACAAGGCCTACCTGTTCGAGTTCGCGACCGACGTGCGCGCCGTGCGGTTCTCCAGGACCGACACCGTGCTGGACGTCGCGGCCAAGGTGGCGACCGGCGGCGGCGTGAACGGGCACAGCACCAACGCCTACAAGATTCCGGGAGTGCTGGTCGAAAGCGGCCTGACCCCGGACAGGGTCATCGTCCTGAGCGACATGCAGTGCTGGGACGACGCGTCCATGGCCGGCTTCCGCTGGGGCGCCGGCCGCGAGAGCGCCTTGTGCGACACCTGGGCGCAGTACCAGAAGTCCTCGGCCGCGGCCAAGGAGACCTGGCTGCACTGCGTCCACCTCAACGGCTACGGCGACAGCCCGGTCGATGAGGGCGCGAGGGTGAACCAGGTCGGCGCCTTCTCCGAGAAGGTGTTCGACATGCTGCTCCAGGTCGAGGGCGTGGTCGGCGAGGACCCGGTCCCGACCATTGAGCAGATTCGCAAGAAGTACCAACTCTGAAATCCAGAGAGACACCTCCTCTCTTCGGCCCCGGGCTTCGGTCCGGGGCCTTTTCTTTTCCTTTATATCGCCCCCGGAAGGTGTGGGATGGGGCAATATGAGAGGAAGACCATGACGCCAGATGAGCTGCACCGGTGGAGGTGGCGGTCGTTCGAGGGCCTCCTGGCCCACGTGTGCAAGGCCAAGGGGCCGAGGGACGTGCTCGAATGGGGGCCCGGGAGGTCTACGAAGGTCATCCTGGCGAGCTCGCCCGAGGCCAGGGTGCTCACCATCGAGCATGACGAGAAGTGGTTCCGCAAGGCCCAGTCCGAGTTCGGCACCCATCCCAACGTCGAGGTGTGCCACCGCGTGCTCAGCATGAAAGGGGGGCGGTCAACGGGATACGCCAACTATCCCGTCTGGAGGGCCATGGAGGACGGCCGGGGGCTCCGGAGGTACGACCTGGTGTTCGTGGACGGGAGGAGCCGCTTCGACTGCCTGGTGGCCGCGAGAATGCTTCTGAGGCCCGGCGGGGTCGTCCTGCTGCACGACGCCCACCGGGGCAACTACATGCCGGCCGTCGAGAGCTTCCCGCACCACAGGGTCTACAAGGACCTCCGGACGGCGGTGATGTCGGACGAGCCGCTGGACTTCCTCGACGGGTTCGCGGACGGCGAGTGCCCGGTCAGGAACAGGGTGCTGTCCGACGACGATACCGTGGCGGACCTGAGGAGGCGCTTCGCCTCGGGCGAGCCGTTCAGCTATCTGAGGTTCGGGGACGCCGACCTTTTCTTCATTGAGAACCCGAATTTCGACAAGAACCGCCGGCACGACCGCAACCCCGCCATGGCCAGGGAGCTGGGGGCCGCCTTTGCCGTCGAGCATCCCGACTACCTCATCGGCTGCGTGGCGGGCGGCAAGGTGTTCCGCAGCAAGGAGGACCACCTCCGGTCCATCGCCGAGAAGTACCACGTGGGCAAGACCTACCACAGCGCGGTGGCGCTCCAGGTGCTGTACATGAGGGACCCGGAGGGGTTCGTGACCTTCTGCAAGGATTGCTTCTGGGGGAGGCGGGTGCTGTTCGTCGGCGGCTTCAGCGTCGCCCGGGACGTCCTGGTCAGGAAGGCGTTCCACGTGGTGGCCACCATCGAGCTTCCCGACCGCAACGCCTACCGCTCGCTGGATGCGAAGATGACCCAGGTGGAGAAGAACATTCCGAAGTTCGACGTGGTGGTGAGCGCGCTGGGGCAGGCGACGAGGGTCCTGGGCCACAGGCTCTGGAAGGACGGGCTCCGGACGCAGTACTTCGACGTCGGGTCGGTGGTGGACGCCTTGGCGGACAGGCGGCTCCGCAGCTGGATAAAGAAGGTCGCCGAGCTCAGGCCGAAGTACGAGAGGGCCTTTTTGAAATGAGACAATTCTTTTATAATCGAGTCCGGGTTAGGACTGTTTTCCATCAATCAGGAGGAACCGAAGATGGCAGGGCCAACCACACCCACCTATCGAGAGAACGTGACGAACAAGGGTCAGCAGGTCATCGAGGACGCTGAGTTCGAGAACTCGGTCCCGGTGTTCATGAACTCGAAGACCCGCGTGGTCGTCAAGGCCGCGGGCGGCGCCGAGCGCGACGTCGGCGGCGTCGTCATCCCGGCCAGCGACAAGTTCGGCAGCTTCACCGAGGCGACGCAGGGCAAGGCGTAAACCGATGTGGGTCAAGATTGTCGCGGCCGTCATCGATGTCCTGGCCAGGATTGGCTTGGCCAAGAAGCGCGACGCGGACGCCTCCAGGGCCAAGGCCATGGAGAAGACCGTGAAGAGCGTGGGCGAGTCCCTGGCGGTCGAGAAGGACGTCCGGGACGGGCAGAAGGACGTGGTCAAGGACCCGTCCGAGGTCGAGACCAAGGCCGGCGGCCTGAGCTTCGACGAGTTCAACGAGGAGAAGGATGAATAGGGAAACGGAGATTTTGGCCGACGAGCTGCTGCGAATTGCTCGCCTGCTGGTCGCCAAGCGCCCCCGATATGGCTTGTTCCTGGACCATGTCAGCATTATCGGCGTCGACCCGGAAGACGACGATGCCGTGGATGCTGCCCTTTTGAAGCTGTACAAGCAACTTGGCAAACACCGGCGAGAGCTTGAAAGGGTCGGTTATCGGGTTCGCTCGGTTGTCGATGCCCGGCCGGTCAAGACGATGCACGGCGTCGTGGTGCCGGTCAAGTTCAGCGGCGTCTATGCCGAGGCGGAACCGGTGATGAAGAAAGTGCTGGACGAGATTAGCTAGGAGAAGGCGGTGCGGAATTTGCTCTTGGTTGTGGCGTTGCTTGCGGCGGCCGGCTGCAAGAGCCACTACTACAACGCGCGCTTCCCGGTCCTGGAGCGTCCGGGGCGGCCGGTGCTGGAGAACGTGCCGGCGGCCGAGATGAAGAAGATGAGCCCGAAGGCCAGGAAGGACGTGGCCGGCAACTTTGACAAGCTGATAGACTATTCGCGGAAGCTGGAGGCGGCCATCGACCGCTACAACGAGCATGCGAGGAAGATGAACGAGGAGCTGGACCGATGAGGAAGACCGCGAGAATGGATTTCGAGGAGTGGGCCGACTTCAACGACCTGTCCCTGCGCCGGCCGCAGGACGTCGCCGACGCCATCAAGCAGTTCGGCTTCGACTGGGTGTCCGGCGAGGACGACGCGAAGGACGTCGACCTGCGGGACGTGGCCAGGCACGTCGACGAGGAGGTCTGGGACCTGGTCCAGTACGAGGCGTCCCAGCTCCTGCTCAACAAGCTGGGGCGATACGTCAAGTTCGCCAGCGACCGGAACGATGTCCGCGAGCATGTGGCCTGCAGGCTCGTCGCCATGGCCGAGGCCA